GGCTGGCTCTGCATAGTCTTCACCAGACATGGCTTCTTTAAACAAGTCTGTAGGAACAAGGCCATAATACTTAGTCAGTCTCACCTTGTCTTCTGTGTACATAGTGAGGTCTTGATCAGGCTCTAAGTCTGAATCAACAGCTGCTTCTTCAATGTCAACATCAAAGTAGACACCCTTCTCAATGTTCTGTTCCACTTGATGCTTAGGGACAAACTCATCAACAGCTACACCTAGTGCCTCTTCAATGGTAGGAGCAGCGGGGTCAATCAAGAAGTTCTGTGGAAGAATGGGTCTCCACTTAACCACTGTGCGTTGCTTCTGCATAACACCCACAGCTTGCATAGCACCATCCAACACTGGCTGTGTAGCAGGGACAAGCTCTGTCACTTCATCCAACACAAGCTCCATACAGCCTGTGCCATACACGGCAGCATTCAACAAGGCTTCAGCAATTTGCCTACGTCCCTTGTTAAACTTAAATTCCTCTTCCAAACAGGTACGCATATAAGCAACATCACTCTTCTCTTTGTCCTTGTGGTCATCCTTAATATCAAACCACTTGCCACGACCAAACGTAGCTTCTTCCACCTCAGCAACGCTGCTCTCAACAGCTTGCTGCAAGGCAGGAGCTATGAGCTTACTACGCTCACTGTCACGTGTCTTGTCCTGTGCTTCCCATTGACCACGCCACAGGCGATAGTATTCCTCATGCTTATAGGCATAGTTACTGGTGTAATGATCACGCCACTTATCAGCTTTCTCAATAACCCAACTAGCAAGTTTGTTATGTTGTTGTGTATTTTCTTCCATGCTTTTCCTTTAGTAGCCAGCCCAGCTGTCCGTTGGTTCATATTCTTCTTCGTCTTCCCAATCAGACACATAGGCCTGTTTAGAAAGCTGTTCAATGTAGGAGAGGGAGTCAATCAAGTCATCATGCACCATTGCATTGGGAAACTGAAACAGCTGATCCAAGAAGGTAGCATTCCATTCTCCTTTGTTAAGAACAATCTGTCCATGTTCAAAACGTCCCTGTAAGGCCCAAACAATACGATCACTCTTCTTCTTGTTCCCGTGTGTAAGCTCTTCCACCCTAAAGAAGGTTTGATTCTTACGCATGATGTCTGTTAGGTAGGGCATCACAGCTTGCTTAGCAATGCCACGCTCAATGCCTACAGCCATAGGTTCATACTTCTTCACAGCTTGAAACAGCTTACGTGCTGTCTCTTCCACTGTCCATCTGCCATGAATGATGTCCTTCACCCACCAGCCTTGTTCGTTTGTTTTAACAATGGCAAAAGCACTATCATCAAGCTTCTTACTCTTGCTGCTCTTGCTCTCGTCTGTAAAGCCAGCCAAGTCACAAGCAATGTAAAACTCCCCATCCTTTGGCTCTTCTTCATCAAACTTAATCCACTCATCCTTAAACAAGTTACCACCCTGTGCTTCAAAGGAGGCCATGAATTCTTGTCTAAACGCAAAGGAGGACATGCTCTTCTTAGCTGCCTCAATCTCATTAGGGTCTAGTATTGGGTTGTCATACGAGGTGAAGTGCCATCCCTTGAATGTATCATCTTCTCCCCTACATGCCTGTTGATAGAGGTCATAGAAATGATTACGACCCATTGGTGTTCCAATGAACAAGGCACATCCCTTTTGGTCAGCCAGAGCAGGACGTAAGATTTGTTCCCACACCTCTGGTTTCATGTCTGCATATTCATCCATCACCAAATACTTCAATGATACACCACGCATTGTCTCTGGTCTATCAGCCCCTTTAAGGCTAATTGTAGCCCCGTTAACAAGCTTTATCTGGAGGTTGTTGATGTGGCTACCACTGATGACAGTGTGTCCAACTTCCAACAATGTCTGCCACATAATGTCTCGGGCTTGTCCCTGTGTTGGAGCAACATAAAACACATGTCCCTTATTTGCCTGCAACGCATTGAAGATGAGCAGGTAGGCGGCAAGACGGCTCTTTCCTGTTCTTCGTCCAGCTGCAACAACTTTGAATCGTACTGGGTCATTCCATACCTGCTGCTGCCAAGGCAACAGTTCAATCTTTAGTTCACTCAAAGACATTCCTTAAGAAGTTCTTACCACTCTGTAAGGGGTTGGCCCACCAAGGCTGCTCAGGAGCTGCTTGTATAGGCTGTGCTTGTTCTTGTTTAACAGGGGCTAAGCGTTCACTGATGTAGTTGTAATAACGTGAAGGAACCACCTTGTTAGCATCCATTACTGGCTCACCAGCAAGGCTCTTCTTATAGCCCTTCAAACCTACTAGGTGCATACCAGCCAAGTGTCCTGCCACCTCATGTGGCTGCATGTCTGCACTAACAACACCTGTCCTCAAAGCCCTATCATAATTTGTCTCTAACATTCTAACAGCAGCTGTGTCCTGTAAAGAAGGGTCTTTGATAAAAGAATTATAATCACCAATCAACCAGTTGTTAGCATTCTTCAATCCCTTGTTAGTTGTTCCGGGCTTCACCCAGCCAATGTCAGCTAGAGCCTTCGCTCCCATCTGGTAACGACCAATGTAGCCAAGCTTGTTAACAGCAGCATAGTCTCCCTTGCCCCTGCTCTCCAACTCACCAAGAGTGTTTAGATAGTCACTAGGACGGAAAGGCAGCTTGGTTTCAATGTTCTCTAAAACTGACATCTTCTACATCCTCTTGTTCTTGACCGATGATGGTGGTCTCTCCACCAACACCAGTGATTGTAATGGAGACAGCAGGTCTACCTCCACCATCCTTGTCTTTCTCGAAATGGCTAATGGGAAGTAGTCTCTCCATAAGCAGCTTCCATGCAGCACTCTGGTTCTTATGTTCATCATCCAAAGCAGCATCATAAATCTTCTCTAACACCAGCTTGCTCTTAGGGGAGGCTAACATCCTAGCCCTATATTCAGCAATGACAGAGGCTTCCCCTTTAGGTCTACCTAGTGTGCCGGGTTTCTTCTTCTCAATTATTTCACCCTTCTTGGGTCTTCCTCTTCCACGTTTCGTTGGGGTGTCCATAACGGGCCCTTTCAGTTTATTAACATATCCAATGACATATAGCTATACAGGACAGCTTCTATGTGAACATACATAGACATTCAGGCAAGCTTCTATGGAAGTTATTCAGGACAGAATCTGTCTGCTTCCTAAGTTACTTCTAAGTACTGTCTAAGTCTACATATTTAGTAATATATTATAATAAATACTATCTATGTCTATGTATGTCTTCCTTAATTACTTACATAGTTTCTATTATAGCATACTTTAATGCATTTGTCAAGGACTATTTAACCTGTCCCCAATTGTTTATGAGAATTCCACAGAAATACTAATGTTATCAACAGGTTATCCACAGGCTAGTCCTTTATTTAATGCTTTCTTTTTTGGTACTTTTTTGTATCTAAGAGGGTTCCGCTATATCTTGGTAGAATTTTACCCCTCCCCGGGTACTACTTTAGTACTACTCCCCGTGTTTGGAATGAATACCTACGTAGTACTGTATGCGTGTACATGAAATGTACCCTATAAGTGTAACCTGAAAGCATTACACAAACCCCTGAAAGTTACTACTTAGTTACTAAGGGAAAACACCTAGGTTAACACCTAAGTATTACCTGTAAGGAAACCTGCACTAAAATGGTGAATGTGCGAGAAGCTAGCACCAATGCTGTGCATAGGGCAAGAAGCATACCAAGAAATGCACCATAATGGACGTTGTTAATATACAACAGAATAACACCAAATCATTACAATGCCAACCCATGTAACCTAGAAGTACTACATGCCAACCTAAAAAAGAAACCTAATAGGTTACAAAAACCAAGCTGGCACGGATGCTGCTATACATATAGGGAGACAGTAGGACATGCGAAAGCAATACCCTACTAGATCGAAGGGTTATAGAATGACAAGATTGACAAATCAAAATCATGCTATAATTTGAACCAGAGCAAGTGACATGGGGTTACTTGCAAGTTACCTAGAAGGGAAACGAACCATGACGAAAAAGACAAAAGAACCGATCACACCTAGAAGCATAGGGGCGGCATTCGCAAGTGAGCAAGCAAACGTGAACGGGCAGTTGCTACAAACCCTCAAGCAAGCGATCAGTGCATTCACAATTGATCACCAAGCCGAATATGCGGAGATGATCGAAGGGTACGGAGAGCAAGCGAAGGGCCTTTACAATGCCAATACAGCGAAAGTGAGAAAAAGCGAATTTAAGAAAGTGATTGATCACGCAAGCAAGCAAGAAACCCGTCAAGTACTGTTCAACATAATTGATACATACGAAAGTGTGCAAAGCCTAGTAAAAGACCTTCGGGCATTGGAAAACGGTTCAAAAGTGATTGACGAAGAAGGGAAAATCACCAAGGCCCCGAAAGCCGAAAGCGAAGCAAGCGAAAGTGACGAAACCGAGACGGTGACAATCGAAACCGGCATGAGTCAACCAAGCATGATCGAAGCATTGGAAATCATTATGCAAAGTGCATACGATGCCGGATACTTGAAAGCGGCGGACTTGCTCCAGCAAGCAATGGCAAGCATTGGCAAGGGCGAGAAGTGATGGCATCGGGGAGGGTTGACAGCCCTTCCCAGCCTGAGCTACACTGGGTTTCAGCTTGAAGCGTTGTTGTCAACAGCGTTTCTTCGTGTAACTAGCAAGTAACTTTTTTGGAGATTTTCAAATGTTTGATTTTGTTAAGAGTTTTTTTGTGGCCCGTAAACACACACGGAACACCATTGGTCGTTTTGTCACTGTCTATGCCGCTGGTGTTCCACACAATGGCAAGATTGTTTCTGCTGGGTTTTTCCGTGTAGGGGTGAAGCTGGCAAAGTGTGGAGATATTGTCCACATCAAGCCCACATTGGTTGCCCGTGTACATCGTGACAAGAAGCGTTTGGTTACACGTAAGCAGCCAGATGCCATTGCAATTTGATAGAGAACGGCAATGAATGATAAATCTTTTACCATTTGTTGCCTGCTTATCATGGCAGGTGTTTTGTTAATGATATTTTTGGAGAACGCATAATGCTATCTCGTACATCTAAGCTGGGCTGTTATAGCTGGAGCTTACAAGCCATAGACAAATGCCCTGCGTCCATTGGTGCAGACGGTGAGCTTGTTGAGGTTTGTAAGGGTTGTTATGCCACCCAAGGCTTCTATCACATGAAGCCTGCCATTGCCCTTCGTGAGCGTAATGACAAGGAATGGCGGGAGGACAGTTGGGTTGATGACATGGTGAAGGCTTTGCGTAAGCAGACACACTTCCGTTGGTTTGACTCTGGTGACATGTTCACTGAGGCATTGGCTTGGAAAATACATGCTATTTGTGAAGCCACCCCTTGGTGTAAGCATTGGTTGCCCACACGTATGCACAAGTTCACCAAGTTTTCTAGGGTTATTGATGCCCTCAATGATTTGGACAATGTTGTTGTACGTTTTTCTAGTGACAATGTAGGCCAGCACATAGATGGTTTGTATGTGTCCCTTGTTGTTGATGCATACAAGCATGTTGACAAGACACATGTTTGTCCATCCAGCCTGCAAGATGGTAAGTGCCTCACATGCAGGGCTTGTTGGAGCAAGGATGTGCAGAGCGTTGCCTATGTTGCACACAGCAAGAAGATGGGCAAAATCATTCGTATGAAATTGGAGGCATGACATGACACTGAGAGAAATCAAACAAGCCGCATACCTAAATCACAATGTAATTTTTACAGACAAGGATGCACAGGATGTGATAGATACCAAGCCAGAGTGGATTGGTGAAGAGACAGCCGCAGATGCTGTAGCTGATTACTTAGATGCTTTTGGAAAGTGAAATATGAAATATACAATTGAAGTGTCTATGACTTACACACAAGTTGTTGAGGTAGAAGCAGACACACAAGAACGTGCAGAATTCAAGGCTTTCTTTGAGTTTGATATGGATAAAGCATGTCGAAGAGACAGTGAATTTTATGTACTAAAAACTGAGGAGGTTTCAAATGAAGACGTATAACGTTTATGTTGAGAAAGAAAGTGGTGATTATTTGGATGATTACACTTTGCAGGCACGTGACATTGACAGTGCCTACATGCAGGCATATGAACTGCACAACTGGCAACCTGTCACTGTCTACATTGATGAGGCAGAGACATTTTTTGATAGTAACCCGTTGGATAAGTTCCCAACTATTTGGAGCAAGACATGAAACTACCGTTTGACTGCACAATCATGGACAGTGAACCTATCGAGGTTACCAACCCATTTTCTGGTGACAGCTGTATGCTTACACCTGAAGCTGTGGCTGTCTATGATGTTGTTATGGGTGCCAATTTGATTGGTGATTACCAGACAGTTCGTAAGGGTGTTGCTTGGTTTCGTAAGCATTATGCCCGTGAATACATGATTTTATTGGACTGATATGACAGACTACAACACAACCATCCACCTAAACATCAAAGTTACCATCAATTCAAACAAGTCTCTGAGTGCCATTGACCTTCTTGGCATCATTGACGAGCTTGACTATGACCTGTCCAGCAACGATGAGAAGGTAAACTATTTAACCACAGAGATTGAAGGGTTTTCAACATGAAAGTGTTTGTATATTTCAACCTACACAAGAAGTGCTTTTCTGTGAAGGCATTAACAGGTGAGAACAAGGGAAAGGTTGTTGCACACACACATGACATAGAGCTTTTGTCTCCACGTTTTAAAGTGTCAGAGGCAGGCAGG